GAAGAGGTGCGGCAGGAGCCGCAGGAGGTGCCGCCGCTCGTGGTGGACTTGGAGCGTTTGGAAGGAATCTTGGAAGGCGATTGTTTGGAGGAGGATTACTAAAAGGTCTTGGAAAAATTGGTTCACGGGCTATTCCCTTCCTTGGTTGGGGATTGTTAGCGTGGGATGTTTTAGGAGCCATAGGCGATACTTGGGGCGGTGAAGAAGAACAAGGAGCATCTCAAGCTCCTGGAGGAGAAACAGATATTTCCCGAATCATCAAGGATGAGGAAAAGGTTGTTGAAAGAAGACTCCAAGCCATGAAACTTTATAGGGATTCTGTAAGTCAAGAAGCTAAAAATCTTGGGCTTGACCCGACAAATCCCTTTAAATCTATTAGGAGTCTCACATCTTCTTTGGCTGGAGCAAACACTAAAGAGGAAAGAAGTTGGTGGGATTCTTTGACAGATATCATTTCCAAGGTGTTCCCTGGTGCGGGATTTGGAATGAAGCTTATTGGGGGAGCTGTTGAAGGAATAATGGACTTCTTTGGGTTGAACGGGATGGGTGGCGATGCTTCCCAGGCTCCGCCGTCTTGGAATGCTAACGCAGTTGCTACTGCTTCTTCTGCAAGAACACTCAGCGTGAGTCCTTTAACAATTAATGTGAATGTTTCTGGTTCTATNGAAGGTTTGACTCCTGAAAATAATACGCTTGTTGCGAATTCCCTTGTTCAAGCTTTCCAAAATGGTATTGATTTGAGATACGAATTTAAGCAAGGAATTGGGGGAGATAGATAATGAAAGCCAAAAGATACTTCCCTGAAGCTGTNGTTTCTTTTTATACAGAAAAGGGGGAACTTGTTGCCCGTTCTAAAGTTAAGGATGATTTACAGGGCAAAGCTATTGATGGGGAGGTTCTCAGCATNCAGACTCATAATGATCTTGCTAATGATGCTGGAACCTTCCAAATTACTCTTGCTTATCGAAGAGAGTGGAATAAACTTGTAGCTTCTAATGATTTGGTTATCATTCGTATGAGAAATCAAGGCGAAGATGATAAAAAATCTACAATTATGTATGGATTGGTTGATCATGTAAGCAAATCAACAGCTGTTGAAGCCAATTCTGCTCAACGCGTTGTAGTGATAACAGGACGAAATTTTGCGAAAGCGGCAATTAATTTTGAGGTCGGGATTGTTCCTGAAGTAGAAACAATAGCTGACCCGAACTTGGGATGGTTGGGAGGACAAATCACTTTTACTAATAAAAGTGCCGCACAAGTAGTGAAAGAACTTTTTGATAAGTTTATCTTCAAGTATCAGAACTATGAATTTTCTAATGGAAAAACTTTGAAAGATATGTTGAAATTAGAACTTTCCAGTAGACCTGGTGAAAAGCTCGCATCTCAATTGCCTTTTGTAACTTATCAAGGAAGCATGCATTCCTTCTTGAAGGAAGTGAGTGATGAACCTTTCAATCAACTTTATTATGAAGTGAAAAATGGCGAACCTGCTTTGATTCTTAGGGAAACACCTTTTAACGAAAAGAATTGGAAAAACTTGCCGCTTCATACCATTACAGATGAAGATGTTGTAAATACGCAGATTGGACGTTCTGATTTGGAAACCTACACCCTGTATTCCGTAGGGGTGGCGAACTCCTCTGCTGATGCTGGAACACCTTTACAAACTCTTGGAATTAAACCCTTGTGGTATGAACCATATGTTAAGAAATATGGTTTGCGTCGTCTTCACCGGTTTACTAACTATGCCGCTTATGATGGGGATCAAGTTGAAGTTTTGAAAAATTATGCTAAAGATTTGTTCAACTGGAATGTTATGAACCCAAGTTTTTATAATGGTCAAATTATTGTAAGAGGTGATAATCGATACAAAGTTGGTGACCGTCTTTTGTATAAATCCAGCGAAGAAAATGAAGAGTATGAATTTTTTATCGAGGGCGTATCTCACACGTTTACCAACTTTGGAAGTTGGACAACAACATTAGCTGTAACAAGAGGACTCCCTAATGCTGGAAAAGATAGATTTTCCCCTCCCTGGGGAGAATATGAAGAATATCAAGGTGGAGCGTTGGGTGCGCCCTCTGGAAGCTTCTGGACGGATATTCTTAATGGAATTAGTGTTGTTGTTGGCGGAGGTATTGGAGGTTATACAGGTAAATACGCGGCGTATATTAATGAAGCCGCCGCCAAGTATAATGTTCCTGCCGCTCTTATTGCCGCTATTATTCGCGCAGAATCGAACTTCAACCCCCGTGCTGTGTCTCCCAAGGGTGCTCAAGGACTCATGCAACTTATGCCCGCTACAGCTAAATCGTTGGGTGTTAAAGATCCATTTGACCCATACCAGAATATTATGGGTGGAACAAAGTATTTGAAACAACTTTTGAGTATGTTCGGAGGAGATATCAAGAAAGCGTTGGCCGCTTATAACTGGGGACCAGGAAATGTTCAGAAACATGGATATTCTGGTGCTCCTCAAAGCGTTAAGAATTATGTGAATAAAGTCTTACAATACTTCAAAGAGTACAGTCAATCTGGAGCCTCTGGACCGATGGGCGACGGTTCTTGGGTTGCTAGACTTTATCTCAGCTTCAGAAAAACTTCTGATTTTGGAGAATGGCGTGGCAGTAGAAGACACTGGGGGGTGGATCTTGCTGCACCACGAGGAACAAAATTATACGCTCTTCATAATGGAGTGGTTGTTACAGCGAAAAATGATCCAGATGGATACGGTAACTATGTTGTTATACAAAATGGTAAGATTAAAACCCTTTACGCCCATATGACAAGATATGTTGTAAGAAAAGGGCAGAGTGTTAAAGCTGGACAACATATTGGATATGTTGGTTCAACAGGTAGAAGTACTGGACCCCACTTGCATCTAGAGTATCACGTGAATGGTCAGAAGAAAGACCCAATACCATTCTTGCGTAGTTTGGCGAACTAAGGGGTGATAATATGAAAGGATTAAGACTACAAGCAAGCTTGGGAAGGGTTCAGAGAAACTACCGACGGGATATGGATATTGACTTCTTGACTCTTGCCAGAGTAGTAAGAGTTAACCATAAATATGGAACAGCAGATATTATCACCCTCAATCAAAATGATGGTTTCCTCTCCAATCCAGGAAGCGAAGGAAAATATTCAGCGAAAATTGTACAAAATTTTGCTAACTATGATCCAGAACGGAAAAAAGCATGGGGCTCATANAGCCCCATTTCTGTAGGTTCAATAGTTTTNGTTGCTTTCCTGGATAAAATGAAAAACCGTCCAATCATCATTGGNCAAGTCCATAATCCTGATGAATTGAAAAACGTTCTCCCGATGGAGAATATGTTGGAAAGGTTTGCTGGATTCAACCGACGGGAAGCCTTGAAATCTCTGGAAGTTTATCCTTCCCAAGCTTATCGAAAAATTGACGGCGAATCCAATTTTGAATTTGTTCATGCTTCTAAGTCTTTTCTTGCTATGTATAATACCTATCTTGAAGGAGACAGGGATGAATATGAAGCTACTGATTTTAATGATGGTCACCTTTCCTTTGACCACGAGGATTTGTCTGAGAAAGACCCTATAACTGGAATGACTCTTGAAACGGATTTGGAAGAAGCTCAAGCACCTCCCAAACTTTTGTATGTTCATCGTACATCTTTTGATAATGATGAAACTACCTGGACAAAGGTATATTTTGACGACCAAGGAATGTTCCGTTTAACGCGGGACAATAGGGATGATAAATTGTCGTTCTTTGAAATCTCCTCTGAAGGAACAATCAAGTTGCGGAGACAAAATGATGATCCTAACCATAATCAAGGACAGGATTTTTCAGAGATTCTATTAGAGGAGAATGGAGACGCAGTTATAAAAAGAAACTTTGGGAAGGATTTTATTGAGCTTAGAGTTACAAAAGATGGGTTAAAAATAACTCATTCCACAGGTAGCACCTTTTCTATCGGAAGAGATATGGAATTTAATGTATCAGGAGAAGTTTTTTCAGAAAGTTTGAGCAAGTTTATTCAAAAGAACCATCTTGTTGTATCTCCGAATGAACCTAAATCCCCTATGCCTTATTTAGTTTGGATTGATACAAGTGACATTGAATAAAGGGGGTGAAACTTCATGCCTCAAAGCGATGGTAAAAACCGTCTCAAGCGAATAGAGTTGGAATACAAGGGTGAATCTTACACTTTCACCCTCAACCCTGAAGAATATAGTCTTGATGAACCTTCCCGAAGCACAGTGACTCAAACTAAGGGCGGTGCTTGGGTTGATGATTTTGGTCCAGGGCTTAAAGTGATAACTATTTCTGGAACAACTGGGTTTAATAAAGGGCAAGGAGAGAGTAAATTTAAGAAGTTGCGAGATTTGATCAGAAAATATATGAGTGACCGTACCCCTGGGAGGGCTGTTGAAAATGAGATGATTTTTCATAACTATACAGACGGGGAAAGTTGGGTTGTTCATGTAGATCCAACTGGTTTTAGAACTTTGAGAAGTAAAAATCAACCTCTTTTGTATCGTTATGAAATCCGGTTTATTGTTCTCCGAAGTGCCGGAGAACCTGCTACAAAAGCCGCTAGCGCAACAGTTGGAGCGGCTGTTATGTCTGCTTTTGGAAGCCCCATTCCATTGGCTAGAGAATATACTGGACAAGAACGGTATGAAGTGGTCACTCCCTTTTTGGCTCAGGAAATGAGCGTTACTCAATCCATGCCCTCTGTTAAATTAACAAATTTTGTTAACTCTCTTGATGTAAAATCTGATGGAAAAGTCCAGTCCTTTCAACAATTTCAGACTTCTTCCACTCTCCCTCCTGGATCAGATCCCAGACTTGAAGAGGTTGAAGTGGTTTTTCAACCTGTGGTGTCCCCTTTGTCCTTGGCTACTATAGAGCAAATTAAACAAGGAAATCTAAAAGTTACATTTAATGATCCGCAGGAAGGAACAATCTTGGATTATGTCTCCAAGTTGGAGAAAATTTATATTCCAAACGACATTTGGACTGCTTTGAAAATTGTTGTTTTGGAAGTCTTTTCCATCTTGAAAAAGATGGAGGAAGATATTGAAACCTTTTCTAGTCTTATGTCGAAGAAGGATTTACAAAGATTGATTTACAATGTTCGTTGGCTTTCAGAGGAATTGTTTAAATTAAATAATGTGGATAAAGAATTGGCTAATAAATTGCGTTGGGTTGAACGCTCTTTGAAATATATTGAAAATTCTTCGATTTATGAAAAGACATTTGAAAAGGCTATGCAAAATCTTGAACAGTCTAGGGGGTGACTTCATTGAGTTATCTAAAACACACTGTATCTTATGGGGATACGCTTCAAAAAATTTCCCAAAGTTATTTGGGGGATGCTTCCCGATGGGTTGAATTGGCTGTTATCAATAATTTGGATTATCCTTTTATCGTTTATGAGTTGAGAAATGAGTCCACCCCCAAAAATGTTAAAGCTTTGGGAGAGGAATTGATTATTCCTGTTGAGAGAGATTGGAATCACCTCCCTTTGTATGAAAGGGCCCAAGAATACGAAAGACTTCTTGGAGAGGATTTATCAGTGTTTGATGGGAAAGACTTCTTTGATTTTACTGATGGAGAAGTTGGAGAACTAACAGCAAATAACAAAGGAGANTTAAAAACGGTAAAAGGTTTGGCTAATCTTCGACAAGCTATAATTTTGCGCCTCCTGACCCCCAGAGGNGCNTTGCTTCATCATCCTGAATATGGTTCTAGGTTTCATGAATTCGTAGGTCAAAAAGCAACAGGCGGTTTCCTTCAAAAGCTTGAAATGGAAATATCCCAAACAATTAAAAGTGATCCGCGTGTGCGGGATATTACTATTGAACACTTAAGTTATGAAAATGGTGTANTATCTGTGTCTCTGAAAATTTTTGTTATCGGACTGGATGATATCATTCAGCTTGGGTTTAGGATTAATGAAAGGGGGGTGATTGAATGGGTCTGAAGATTAAATCCTTTCAGGAAATAATGAGAGGAATGGTTGATTGGGTGGCGCAGGGTACTAATAGATTGATTGACTTTTCAGTCGGTTCTGTNATTAGGACTTTTCTGGAAGCTGTTGCCTCAGAAATTGAAGAGTTTTACTACAAAACTTATAAAAACTTCATNTGGGCTGTGGAAAATTCTATTTACCAGTCCTTTGGATTTGAAAAAATCCCTGCGATGAAAGCATATGGAATTTTGAGACTTACTTTCACTGGACCTTTGATGAATGATTANGTACTTCCTGCTGGTTCTCAATTCAGCACATATTCGAACAATCCTGATGAGATTATCTATTTTGAGACCCAACAAGATTATACTTTCCCAGCTGGGAGTACTTATGCAGATATAACGGTATATTGCACTGAACCAGGAGAAATTGGAAATGTTGCGTCTTATACAATTACTCAGATGGTTAACGCTATCTCTTTTGTCTCTACAGTTTATAACCCAGATAGTTTTAATACAGGAAGAAATGAAGAGACACAAGCAGAACGCAAGGTGAGATTTTCTAGGTATATCGACACCCGTCATAGAGGAACAAAAAAGGCTCTTGAATATGCCGCTTTGGAAATTCCTGAAATCACGGGTGTGTACGTGGATGACCCTGGAACAGGTATGGTTTATCTCTATTGTCATGATGCTAATGGAGATTTGCCTGAAACCCTTCGGAATAGGGTAATTAAGAACTTGGAAAATTATCGTCCTGCCGGAATCCCTGTGTTTGTTCAGCCGATTGTTAAGAATGAACTTGANGTAAGTCTTGAAATCCATGTTCTCCCNTCATTTAATAATGAAACGTTTAGAGAGTACCTGCGTGTTAAGATTGAAGACTTTCTTGATGATTTTGTGGTTGGTCAGGATTTTATTGAGTCTGACCTTAATNCTTTTATTCGCGGACTGGATGAAGTGGCGATTAAAAACTGTATTGTGAAATCTCCTGTAGGTGATGTTTCGATTGGAGTGAATGAACTGGTGCGAAGCGGTATGATTGATATCACTTTGGTGCCGGTTGAGGAGGTATAAAAAGATGCTCAAATTTCTCAGCTCTGTATTTAAGAATGTGGGGAAAGGGGGAGAGGTTCACAATGCAGTTTTGAACGCCTTGGATAAGGCAATGGAAGACTTGAATGAAGCTTCTGACCAACTGAAAAAGGAGTTGGCTATTGACACAGCTTCTGGAGAATGGTTGGATAAGTGGGGAGAATGGTTCGGAGTATCAAGAAAAGCAGGAGAAAGTGATGGCGAGTATCGTGAGCGTATTCTTGGTGTCCTTCAATATGAGAAAATAACAATTCCAGCGATTATCTTCTATGTGAAGAAGATCCTTGGGGAGGATACTGTTGTTACAATTTATGAACCTTATGTTGACCTCCGAATTTTTAACCGTTCTTCCTTCAGTAAGCAAGGAAAATTTCCTGACGGAGTTTATAACAGAACGGCAGTTGTTGATATAATTATAAGCAAACCGTTAACAAAAGAACTTGAATTTTTGCTCAACTTGATTCGTGCCGCTGGAGTAAGGATTTATTTCACTTATAGACCNNTGATTGAAACAGATGGAGGAGTTGTTGATTTAACGAGTGATGAAATGGTGTTGCCGGATACAATTTGTAGAAGGGAGATGNAATTTATNGAAATTCCTGGAACGTTTAATGTTAAGGGGAAACATTACTTGTCTGGTGAACAGATTATTTGGGATGCGACTGTATCTCAACCTGTGTAAAGCACACCTTGAGGAGGTGCGAATATGGCTATTAAAACTGAAAGAGCAAAAGTTTCAAGGGCATTGGATTTTTTCCATAAAGATATTTATATTGGGATAGGAAAGTCATCTGCTTGGGCTGATGATAATAACCCTCCCGCTCCTGACCCTGATGCGGCGGGACTGGAGGAGCCAATTGGTTATCGGAAAGCAGATAAAAAATATTTGGTTATCCCCTATGATAATAGGGAAGTGGGACCAAACGATATTCTTATTGACTATGTCAATGGGACACAGTGGTTGGTGATTCCTGAAGAAAACGCTCTTCAAGAAAAAGCACGTTATGTCTATATTGAAACAACGATTCTTCCTGAAGATTTCCCCTTGGGGCCGTATCGACAAGTGGGAATTTTTACAAACTTGGTTAAACAAGTAGGTGTTGGAGAGAAATATAATCTCTTGCCTTCTGAAGTTGCTGATCCTGGTATTCTTGAAGTTTTGGATAATCGGAAACCCAGTACTCGTCAAGATACAACAAAAGAACAATTGTGTTTTATATTAGCCTTTTAAAAAGGAGGGATAATAAATGGCAGTAAACCTGAATCAACCCCCTTACTATGATGACTTTGATCCGAATAAACAATACACACAGCTGTTGGCCGTTCCTGGGCGGGTTGAGCAGGCCCGTGAATTTACTCAGGTTCAGTCGCTTTTTGCGCACTACCTGAAAAAGCTGTCTGATACTCTGTTTCGGGATGGTTCAATCATTTCGGGAATGGATTTCACGCTGAATGAAGAAACAGGTGAACTCACTGTTTATGATGGTGAAGTTTACTTGAATGGAAAGATCTTGAAATTTAAACAACAAAGTGTTGTGCTTTCTCAGGTTGGATTGGAACAAGTTGGAGTAAAACTTGTTGAAGAAATTGTAACAGAAAATGAAGACCCTTCCTTGCGTGATCCTGCTCAAGGAATGGAAAATTATGGACAACCTGGGGCTCATCGGATTAAATCCACTCCAGTTCTCACGCTTAATGATCCTGACGCTTCCGTCATTTATGAATTTGAAGACGGTAAACTTGTTGTTGAACCTGCTAAGCCGCAATTTGGGGAACTGATGAATATTCTTGCTAAGCGGACATATGATGAGTCAGGGAACTATCGTGTTGAAGGTTATGAGTTGTTTGTTCAACCGTATGATGCAAACTATGTTGAACTTACAGTTGAGCCTGGATTGGCTTATGTTTTAGGTCATGAGGTTCATAAGCCTGTTCCTACAAAAATTCTNATNCCGATGTCTAAGGATACAAGAAGGGTTGAAAATGAGCCCAAAATGTATNTAAACGGCACTGATATTTACCCTCTGAACAAATANCCTGTAAAACAAATNACTGAAGTGGTTGCTACTGTTGAAAAGACGGTTCAAATCACTCGTGGAAGCATCCCTGANGGAATTGATCCTTTGCCGGATTCTTCGGTTGTTCAAATNGTTTCTGTTACTGATGGAACTACAGAATATGTTCAAGGACAAGATTATATCCTTACTGCAGATAGCGTTGATTGGTCTCCTGACGGGGAAGAGCCCGCTGGAGGAACAACTTACTATGTAACCTATCATTATAGGAAGATTTTGGAAGAGGGTACTGATTATGATCTTTATGAAACGCAAGATGGATGGGGAAATAAGAAAGATAACATTCGATTCCTTGCTGGTGGAACAAAACCTGTTCCGAACACACAATTTGACGTTGACTATGATTTTTACCTTGCTCGTGTAGATGTGGTAAGTTTGGATAAAGACGGTAAAATCATTATCACTCCTGGTCAAAGTGAAATTGAACGTTTGGTGAAACCTGCTACAATTAATGACCCGACACTTTTGAAATTGGGTACTGTATACCTGCCTCCAAATAGTATTGATGCAGTAGCAACATCTAGTGCTATTACTCGTTTACGAATGGAAGATTTGCAGAGGATGTTGGACCGTTTGGAAGAAGTTGAATATAACCAAGCGGTCACAGAATTGGATAGGGAAGCGATGGCGGGTGAACCTCCTTCTGAGCTCAGGGGCGTGTTCTCCGATGGATTCCAGAGTGTATCGAAAGCAGATTTGTCGCACCCTGAATTCGACATTATGTTCTCTCTGGAAGATGGAACAATTATGTTGCCGATG